TAAGAAACTTAATGAAGGGAACAGGTCAGATTGTTGAATGGAGTGTTAGAGATGAATCATTACATTCTAAAGCAGGATGTTGGTTGTTTAGAACATTACTTGAAGAACAACCAGAACTAAATACTAACAAACTAAGATACACAGTAATAGAAGCTTGCCAAACATCAGTACAATTAGAATTTGATTTTATTGATAAGGCGTTTGAAATGGGAGATGTTGATGGATTAAATGTTAATCAATTAAAGAATTTCATTAAAGCACGAGCTAACGAAAAAATGATAGAATTAGGTTATACTGCGATTTATAATGATATTGATCCAAACTTATTAAAACAAATTGAGTGGTTTGGTCATTTAACAAGTGGTAAAACACATCAAGATTTCTTTGCAGGAAGAGTAACAAGTTATTCAAAATCAACAGCAGATTGGGACGATTTATAAAAAACAAAAAATGAGTATACAAGTAGACACAGATGGATGGGTTAAAGGAAAAAATTACCTAAGTTGGATGGACGAAATTGCAGTTAGTATGATTTCAAAGGGTTATTTATTACCTGATGAAGATGTGTTTGATGCATACAAAAGAGTAACCAAATCCGCAGCACGCAGATTAAAACGTAAAGATTTACAGCCATTCTTTTATGAGGCAATAGTTAAGAATTGGTTATGTTTAGCATCACCTGTATTATCAAACTTAGGCACAGAACGTGGGATGCCAATTTCATGCTTTGGTATTGACGTTGGAGATAGTATTGAGGGCATTGCAGATGCTAACTCTGAATTAATGAGATTATCATCTCAAGGCGGAGGAGTAGGTATTGGTTTATCTCGCATTAGAGGCCGAGGTAAAGGAATTAAAGATAATGGTGTATCTGAAGGTATTGTTCCATGGGCTAAAATCTATGATTCAACTATCTTAGCTACTAACCAAGGATCAGTTCGTAGAGGAGCAGCATCAGTTAACCTACATATTAATCACCCTGACATTGAGGAATTTTTACAAATCCGTAGACCAAAAGGTGATGTTAATCGTCAATGCTTAAACTTACATCAGTGTGTTGTTATTGATGATAAGTTTATGACTGACCTAGACAATAAAGAGCCTAGAGCAATGAAATTGTGGGGTGAAATATTAAAAACACGTCTTGAAACAGGTGAACCTTACATCATGTTTGAAGATAATGTCAATAATGATAACCCATTAGCTTATACTAAGAACAACTTACAAGTATCAATGACTAATATTTGTTCTGAAATTTCATTATACACAGATGAACTACACTCATTTATATGCTGTTTATCATCTTTAAACTTAGCTCGTTGGGATGAATGGAAAGATTTTACATTTGAAAATAGAATGACATTACCTGAGTTAACTTGTTGGTTTTTAGAAGGTGTATTACAAGAATTTATTGATAGAGCTAAAAACATCAAATTTATGGAAAATACAGTTCGCTCAGCTACTAAAGGTAGAGCAATTGGAATTGGTGTTTTAGGGTGGCATACATTTTTACAATCAAAGAATTTACCATTTGTAGGCATTCAGGCAACCGCTTATACAAGAATGATATCTGCATTCATTGAAAAAGGCGCTTTAAAAGCATCTCGTGAACAAGCAGAATTATATGGCGAACCCGAATGGTGTAAAGGCACAGGTATGAGACATACTCACCACTTAGCAATTGCACCTACAGTATCAAACGCTCATATTTCAGGAGGTGTATCACCTTCAATCGAACCTATTCCTGCTAATGTTTATAATTTGAAAACAGCAAAAGGCGTATTCATTAAGCGTAATAGAATATTAGAGGAATTACTTGAAACTAAAGGATATAACATTGATAGTGTGTGGGAACAAATTCTAAAAGATCAAGGCTCAGTTATTAATGTTCCTTCTTATATTTTAACTGATGAAGAAAAGGAAGTATTCTTAACATTCAAAGAAATCAACCAATTAGAAATTGTAAGACAAAATGGTGTTAGACAAGAATATGTAGACCAAGCTATCTCATTAAACTTATGCTTTGACCCAAATGATACTCCAAAATGGATTAGTCAAGTACATAAAGAGGCTCATAAACTAGGAATTAAAACATTATACTACTTACGTACTGAATCAGTATTAAGAGGAGATAACTTACAACGTTTATCGGAATGCATCAGTTGTGAAGGATAGCATGATCTTAATCTCTTTTCATATATTTATAATAAAAACACAATATGAAAAGAGGTATTTATAAGATTACAAACCCTGAAAATAAAGCATATATTGGTTTATCTAAAGATATAGAAAAAAGATGGAAACAATATAAAAATAAAGTAGGTGACTCAAATAAAAAATTACAAGAATCATTAAAACATTTAGAATATAATAATCATATTTTTGAAATTATTGAATTAGTTGATTATAATAACTTATTAACTGAAAAACAAAATAGTAAAATTTTAAGGGAAAGAGAAAGATATTGGATTAAATATTATGATAGTGATAATAGTGGCTTAAATGAAAATGGTGGAGGCAGTGGATGTGGTTCTCACACCCCTGAATCCAAACAAAAAATATCTGAATCTTTAAAAAACAAACCTAAACCCTCCGACTTTGGGACTAATAGAAAAAAATGGCAACAAGATGAAGAGTGGAAACAAAAAGTAAAAAATGCTCCTAGATGTCCGATATTAATGTTTGATTTAGAAGACAATTTTATTAGAGAATGGCCTAATCAACAGTTAGCAGCGGATTACTTAGGTGTAAAAAAACAGGCAATTTGGAATTTTTTAAATGGCCACCTTAACCCAAATGGAAAGCCATTAACTCAAGTTAGAGGATACAAATTTAAATATAAATAAAATTTGGCCTTCGGGCCATTTTTTATTATCTTTATAGTATGAAAGTTGGAGCCTTAGTAGAATGTATTAATGATACATGGAAACAAGAAACAATAAAAGTTGTACCTAATCGCCCTGTTAAGGGGAAGTACTATACTATTCGAACTGTTGAAAAATATTCACACGGTGTAGGTGTTACACTAGAAGAAATAGTTAACGAAATGACAGCTACATATAATGGCCAACCTACAGAACCTACATTTGATGCAGAACGATTCCGTGAACTAGAAGACTTACCGGATATAGCAGAGCTTTTAGAAGAAGTATTCTCAGATGAACTTGTAAGCAAATAATCTAATATTTATATTAAACCAGTTATGAAAACACCCCGTATCAAATTATCACACGAAGTACCATTAGCTGTACTTTCAGTATCAAAAACATTTAATGATTACGATTATTGTCTACCTCATTTGTTAGATAAGGAATATGACTATTTTGCATATTTTGAAGAGGCTAAAAAAGAAGGTCGATATATTATTATGGATAATAGTTTACATGAACTAGGCCATGCTTATGATACTGATCGTTTATTACACTGGGTAAATTATTTTAAACCAAATGAATTTATCGTACCGGATGTATGGCAAGACATGCAGGGTTCTATTGATAACGCAGCAGAATGGGCTCACATTGAATTACCTAAAGAAACATTAAAGGTAGCAGTAGTACAAGCAACTTGTATTGAAGATGCTGCTGAGTGTTATTTAAAATATAAATCATTAGGGTATAAGAAAATAGCATTCTCATATGGTGCTGGGTACTATAAAGAACACTTTAATCACCCTAACCCAGCTATATCAACTGCTATGGGTAGAGTAAATGTTATTGGTACTTTACATGCTGCTGAAGTTATTAATGATAATGATAGAGTTCATTTACTTGGATGTGCTGTACCTCAAGAATTTATTCATTATAAAGATATGAAATTTATTGAAACAATAGATACTTCAAATCCAATTATGGCTGCTATGGAAGGTACATTGTATACTAATCAAGGGTTGGATGAAAAACCAATTACTAAAATTGATGATGTAATGAACAGATCTGTAGAAATGATTGATTGGGTTAAAATACATACTAATGTAAATAAATTTAGAGAAATTAATCAATTAGACATACAAATAAAATAAAAGTTATGGAAGAAACATGGTTTGGAGGTATTTCTCCTACACAAGGTAATTTGTACGAACAAGAATGGACTGAGGCTATTAAGAAGTTAAAGAAAGGTCGTCTTAGCTTGTCAAATGAAGATACAGATATTATATTACAAATAGCAAATAAGTTATGAAAAAACAAGCAGTGTTATCATTAAGTGGAGGAATGGATAGTTCTACACTATTGCTTCATCTACTCGCCAATGGCTATGAAGTTACAGCATTATCATTCGATTATGGACAAAAACATAATGTAGAATTAGAGCGTGCTAAAGATTTAGTTAAATATATTAATACTAATCCTAACCGAGAGTGGTATAATAGTGATTTTGAACAAATGATTATCAACTATCCTATTGTTAAACACCAAGTAATCAAACTAGATGGCTTATCTGAATTACTAAACTCAGCTTTAGTAACTGGAGGTGAAGAAGTACCTGAAGGACACTATGCTGAAGAGAATATGAAAGCAACAGTAGTTCCTAATCGTAATAAGATTTTTAGTTCTATTATTCAAGCAGTTGCATTATCAATTGCTGAACAAAAGAATACCGAATGTGCTATTGCAATGGGTATTCACGCAGGCGATCATGCTATTTATCCTGATTGTCGCCAAGAATTTAGAGATGCTGATTTTGAAGCATTTAAGATGGGCAATTGGGGATCTGAAAAAGTATATTATTATACGCCTTACCTTGATAATAATAAGGCTGGTATTTTAGTAGATGGAGATGACTGCTGTGAGCAATTAGGTCTTAACTTTAATACAGTATATTCCTCCACCAACACATCTTACAAACCAATCCAACATGGACTCCACTGGTATAGTGATTACAAATCAGCATCATCAGTAGAACGAATCGAAGCATTTATGAGACTTGGGAAAGTAGACCCAGTTGACTATGCTGATGAGACAGGCCCTGTAAGTTGGGAAACAGTAGTAGCACACGTAGAAACAATTTTAAATAATCACAATAATGCCAACATCTAAAAAACGAGGTGGTAAAAAAGCCCACAACAAGCGTGTTTCAAAACGCAATGAAACAACCGCTAAAAACCAGTTAGTTATGGAACGTAAATTTATGGCCATGCTAAAAGAACAAATGCAACGACAAAACCCAGAAACCGAAGACAATGCCTAAAGAATTATATTACTACACAGCAAATTGGTGCCAGCCATGTCAAACATTAGGCCCAATCATGGATGAGATTGCAAGACAGATTCCAGTCCGTAAACAAAATGTTGATTACACCGACCCACTTCTTTTAGAATCAGCTAATGTACGAAATGTACCTACAGTTATTTTAGTAGAAAATGGACAAGAAATTAAACGTTTTACAGGAATAAAATCTAATTCACAGATTATAACTTGGTTAAACGAAGGATAATATGAAGACAAAATTTCAATCAACAAAAATATTTGATGGGTTTAGTACTGTATTCCGTCAATGGAGAGCAGATGGAACACACTGTCAATTCCTACATGGTTATGGTATTTCATTTAAGATTACCTTTGAAGGCGAATTAGATGAAAAAAATTGGGTATGGGACTTTGGTGGTATGAAAAGAGCTAAAGGTACTATCGATGGTATGAATCCTAAAACATGGATGGATTATATGTTTGATCATACTGTAATTATGGCTAAAGATGACCCTTATTTGGAATTATTTGAAGACATGGATAAAAATAAACTTATCCAATTAAGAGTAATACCAGCTACTGGAGCAGAACAATTCGCTAAATACATTTATGATAAAGTAAACGAATTCGTATTAGAAGAAACAAACAATAGAGTACGTGTTACTCAAGTAGAATTTAAAGAACATAATAAAAACTCAGCTATTTATGGAGAATAAAAAATAGGAGGCCATGTTTTATATGGTCCCCATATCTTTATAATATGTATGATAAATAACATATTATGGAAGAACAAAGACCAAAAAGTGGAACCCCAGAATACCGTGCTTGGTATTATGAACACAAGTATAAATCAACTGGAAAAAGCAAGAAAAAAGAATTCGAAAAACGAAATAAAGAATTTATAATTCGTTTTAAAAAACGCTGTAAATGTATTAAATGTAGTTTAGATAAATGGTATTTAATAGAATTTCATCATATGAATCCTTTATTAAAGTATAAATCTGTTACTGATCTACAATTTAATGCATATAGTATTAAAACTATAAAAGAAGAAGTTAGAAAATGTGTTCCTATTTGTAGAAACTGCCATATGGAGTTTCATCATTTGGAGAGAACAAAAAAAGTTAGTACATTCGAAGAATATCTAAAATTAGAAATATGAGTAAAATACAAAGAATGACAGAAGAAGAAAAATTAAAAACTTCTGCCATAATTGAGCTTTATACCGCGGTACAATCCGAAGGTAGTAGAGCAGGAATGCCCACAATAGTTGTAAGAACTACTGGATGTACACATCGTTGTTGGTTTGGGGATGGAGGTTGGTGTGATTCGTTTTATACATCAATCCACCCTGAAAAGGCTAAGTATAGTTTTAATGATATTGTTACTATGTATGACAATAATCCACATATTAGAGAAATGATGGTTACTGGTGGTAGCCCTACTATGTGGCCTAAACTAGTAAACGAATTAACCCATTTAGCAGAAAAACGTGGCTTATTTATCACAATCGAAACGGAAGGTTCTCATTTCATTGAAACTGACTACCCTATTGGTCTTATATCTCTTAGTCCTAAGTTTAGTAACAGCGTTCCTGCAATTGGGACTATTACTCCGCAAGGTAAAGTTGCTGACCAAAAAATGGTGGACCAACATAATAAATTTCGTCTTGATAAAGAAACGATAAGAAAAACATTAGAATACCATCATGACTATCATTTCAAACCTGTTTGTAATCCTATCGAAATGCCTGAAGCATGGGCTGAGATTGAAGCATTTAGAGTTGAAATGGATATATCAAAGCGTAAGACTTGGCTAATGCCTCCTGGTGATACAAGAGATGAGTTAATTCGAGTATACCCTATGGTAATGGATTTTTGTAGAGATAATGGTTATAATTTTACAGGTAGAGAGCATATCATAGCATTTGACACTAAAAGAGAAGTATAATGAATACACAATTATTAACCGAAACACTTAAGACAAAGAACACTGTTACACTCTTTTACGCCGACTGGTGTGGAGGATGTAAGGTAGCTAATCCTATGGTTCAAGAGATTGCTAATAAACTTGGGTTTGAATTAATTCAAATTAACGAGAACGTAGAATTAGAAGAAGCATTTGATGTAGATTATTACCCACACGTAATATTATCTCATAAAGGAAAAACTAAAGCATATCCTGGATTACATTCAATACAAGAGTTATATGAAAGTGTTATTTGAAAATGAAGTTATCGAAGCAAGAATTGAATTCTTAGCTACACAAATTCTTAATCGCCATAAATCAGAAAAAATCCCCATCGTTCTAATATGCATATTAAATGGTGGGTTTGCTTTTTACTCCAAATTAGTTGAAAAATTATCTTCACTAGACCCAGAATGTGACTTTGTAAAAGTAAAATCTTATGAAGGCAGAGAACGAGGTGACATAAACATGATATTAGATGCATCAATAGATGTTACTGACAAGCATGTTTATCTTATAGATGATATCTACGACTCAGGTATAACAATGAGTGCTTTAGCAAATCATTTTTACCAACATAACCCAGCTAGTGTTCAAATAGTTACTTTAATTAAACGATATATTAATGAAGTAAACATGCCTGTTGGTTCACTTTATGGGTTTGAAATAACAGATGAATGGGTAGTAGGATATGGAATGGATGATGAATTAGGGAAAAAGAGAAGTTTGCCATATATTTTGGCTATATAAAAATAATTTATTATATTTGGGTTATGGAAAATAATAGAAGAAAATTTCACAACGACATTGAGTGTGTGAAAACAGGTTTAGCAAATGGTGCTGCCTCAGATCGTCCATTAACGGATGAAGAAAAACAATCAATGATTGAAGATGCTACCGTACACTTTGGTAACTTTTTAACAGCATTAAAATGTGATTGGCAAAATGATCCTAACTCTGCTGATACACCTCGTCGTGTAGCTAAAGCATATGTTAATGACTTATGGGCTGGTCGTTATAATGGATTTACTGATATTACTTCGTTCCCATCAGATGGTTATGATGGAGTAATTATTGAACGTAATATCCAATTAACATCCATGTGCTCTCATCACCATCAAACAATTAGAGGTGTAGTGCATATTGGTTACATTGCAGGTGCTGAAGGTAGAGTGATTGGTTTATCAAAACTAAATCGTATTGTAGAACATTTTGGTCGTAGAGGAGCTATTCAAGAACAACTAACAGCAGCAATTCATCAAGCGGTAAATAAAGTTTGTGAAGAAAATTTAGGTGTTATTGTAACTGTAGTTGCCACTCACAATTGTGTTAGTTGTAGAGGTATTAAACATCAAGGTGCTGCAATGGTTACTACCAAAGCATCAGGTGTATTTATGGAAAATGATAATTTAGCACGCAAAGAATTTTTTGATTCACTTAAAATAAATAATGGTCATGTATCAATCTAGAGCAGATAAATTTAAACACGAATTAGAAACTAAATTAAAAGATTTAGGAGTATCTGAGGTAAATATCAATTGGGCTAAAAATGAAATTGATATAATAGCTAAAGAAAATTATGTTCCGTTTGTTAGCGAAGTAGAAGAATTTAACGCTACAATGGGTAAACCAAATAATTATGAACCTAATATCCCATCTAAAGATGATTGGATGTTTGTTTATAATTTTATTCTAGAGGAACTAGAAGAATATAAAGAAGCATGTGAAACCGGAAATATTGTAGAGGTATTAGATGCACTTTGTGATATAACTTATGTCTCATTAGGTAATGGAGCTATGCTTCATGGTTTAAAAGATAAAATTTTACCTGCTTATGCTGAAGTTCAAGCATCAAATATGAGTAAAGTTTGTAAAACAGAAGAGGAAGCAAATTTTACTGTTCGAGTTAGAGAACAAGAACAAGGTGAACGTTGTCATTACGAGAAACAAGGTGACTATTATATAGTATATCGCTCTCGAGATAAGAAAGTAATGAAATCAATAAACTATTTTAGACCTAACCTTAAACAGTTTCTAGGCAAATAAAAACATATCTTCTAAAAATAATTAAAGGCCTGGATTACCAGGTCTTTTTTTGTACATATTTATAACAAAAACACATGGGTTTAGAAGATAGATATAGCAATTTAGGAAGTAGACCTGGGAATATGGCTAACAAATCTATTGTTAGTAATAATAGTGCCTTAGCAAGCAAACCACAGGATATAAAAAATAGACCTACTATTACCGATAACAGTACTTTAGCTTTTAAATCAGTAGATGTAAAAGTTAAACCTATTAGCATTAGTACTTTAGTAGCTAAACCACAAAACCCAACAGATAAGTTAAGTAAAGGAATAATTAATAGAAATAGCTTGTTTGGCTCTGCTCCTAGAAGAAATAACCTTTATATTGCAACTTCTCAAGCAGCTGGTCCATCACCTATTCCTACCCCCGCTCCAACACCAACCCCAGGTATTGGTGCATTTTCAACTGCTTATTCTAATGCATATGGTGGAACATCTACTAGTGCTTTCTCAGCCGCTTTTTCTAATGCCTTTTAATATTTAAAAAAAGATAAATAATGTCACAACAAAACAAAACCACACTACAATCCGCTATTAATACCCAAATAGCAGATAATACTACTGGAGAAATCTCAGCAGCAGATGTAAGAGATAACCTCATTAATATAACGGATAGTTTATTATTTAATAACGGTGATGCTCAAACTCTTGACGCATCATTAATAGCCACTAATGGTATTACAGGTTCATTACAAGGAATAGCTACTAATGCTGCTTATGCAACAAATGCTGGAAATGCTATAACAGCTGATTTTGTACAGATAGTAGCAGGACAAGGAGTTTCGGTTAATGGAATGATAGTAACGGCAAACGTAAGAACAGTTAATGGTGTTGAAGCTGATGGGAGTGGGAATATCCCACTATCACTAGGAACGGTGGTTACTGGAGACTCAGCTTCATTAGCAGTTTCTTCATCTGGGGCAATAACTGCATCTATAGCTAATGCAACTGTATGGATAGTATCAGGGGATGCAACACCCGCAAATAATGGGGATGCATATATATTCAAATCAGGCTCAGTAGGTCAATGGTTAACAATTGCTCCATTAGACCAAGCCGCCGGGGATGCTAGATATGCAAGAAAAAATTTAATAGCTGTTCAACCACTTACTAGTAGTAATGCTACACTTGCTGCAACCGCTTTAATAGCAAATACAGCCTCATATGTTGTAACAGCACAAACTGCAAGTTATGTATTAAATGCTATTAGCTCATCTTTTGCAACAGTAGCATCTCAAGCTATTACTGCTTCATATGTAACTGGATCTATTTATAATAGTACAAACCCAGCTCTATCTTCATCATATGCTTTAACAGCATCATATGCTCTAACATCGGCTGGTGGTGGAGGTGGATCCGCATTTCCATATACTGGTGATGCTGTAATCACAGGAACATTAAGTGTTAGTAATGGTATTACAGGTATAGTAACATCTGCTTCAAA